CCTGCGGCTGGTCCTGTGCGGACCAAGATCATCGGCAAAGAGACCCCGGCCAAGAAAGAGGCCGCTCAGCGCGTCCAAGAGGACATGAACTTTCAGCTGACCGAGGTCATGCAAGAGTTCCGACCAGAACATGAGCGCATGCTCTGGAGCCTCCCCGCCACCGGCTCGGCATTCAAGAAGGTCTACTTCGACCCCAGCATCGGCCGGCAGACCTCCATCTTCATCCCCGCAGAAGACATCCTTCTGCCCTACGGCACCTCAGACATCCAGAGCTGCTACCGCGTCACCCATGTGATGCGCAAGACCAAAAACGAAATTCTTGAACTGCAAAAGGCCGGCTTCTACCTCGATGTTGAGTTGGGCACCCCAGACCGCGCCATCGATGAAATTAACAAGGCCAAGGACAAAGAGACCGGCTTCGCCGACCTGAACGACGAGCGCTTCACCCTCCATGAGAGCCATGTCAAGCTGGTCTTCAAAGACGACCCTTTGGCCGATATGGACGAAGATGGCGAGCTCAGCGGAGTGGCCTTGCCCTACGTGGTGACCTACATCCGTGGGACAAACACTGTCTTGGCTATCCGCCGCAACTGGAACGAGGACGACAGCCTCCACCTGAAACGCCAGCACTTCGTCCACTACCAGTACATCCCCGGCTTCGGTGCCTACGGCTTTGGCCTGTTCCACCTGATCGGCGGCTTTGCCAACTCGGCCACCAGCCTGATGCGTCAACTGATCGACGCAGGTACATTGAGCAACCTCCCCGGCGGTTTGAAGTCCCGTGGCCTGCGGATCAAGGGCGACGACACCCCGATCGCACCCGGCGAGTTCCGTGACGTGGATGTGGGCTCCGGCACGATCCGCGACAACATCCTGCCCCTGCCGTACAAGGAACCCAGTCAGGTTCTGATGACCCTGTTGGGCAGCATCGTCGAAGAAGGCCGCCGCTTTGCCGCTACCGCAGATATGAAGATCAGCGACATGGGCGCGAATGCTCCCGTGGGCTCGACCCTCGCGCTGCTCGAGCGTCAGTTAAAGGTCATGACCGCCGTTCAGGCCCGTGTCCACTTCACCCTGAAGCAAGAACTCCAGCTCTTGGCTGTGATCATCCGCGACTACACGGACGACGAATACACCTACGAGCCGGACGGCGAAGAAGGCCCCCGCGCAAAGAAGAGCGACTACCGCAACGTGGACATCCTGCCCGTCAGCGATCCAAACGCAGCAACCCTGTCCCAGCGCGTGGTTCAGTACCAAGCGGTCATCCAGCTGGCTCAGTCTGCACCGGACATCTACGACCTCCCACAACTCCACCGTGGAATGCTGGACGTGCTGGGTATCAAGAACGCCGACAAACTCGTCCCAATGGACGAGGACCAGAAGCCAACCGACCCAGTGTCGGAGAACCAGAACCTGCTTAAGGGTAAACCCGTAAAGGCGTTCCAGTATCAGGACCATGAGGCCCATATTCAGGTTCACATGTCGGCCATGAACGACCCGATCATCATGCAGCTGGTTGGCCAAAACCCACGGGCACAGATGATTCAAGCCGCAGCAATGGCCCACATCTCAGAACACGTTGGCTTTGCCTACCGCCAGAAGATCGAGCAGCAGCTGGGCATGCCTTTGCCTCCAGAAGGCGAACCAATGCCTCCACAGATCGAGCTTGCCCTGTCCGGGATGATGGCTCAGGCTGCAAAGCAAGTTCTCCAGCAAAGCCAAACCATGGCAGCTCAAGAGCAGGCCCAACAGCAGGCTCAGGACCCTGTTGTTCAGATGCAACAGAAGGAGATGGAGCTCAAAGAGCGCGAGGTTGCCATCAAAGAAGCCGGCCTGCAGCTCAACCAACAAAAGCTTGCAGTCGATGCGGCCGACAAGGCGGACAAAACCGAGCTGGCCGAGAAGAGGCTGTCCATCGAAGCCGCCGACAAGGTTGACAAGACTGATATTGCTGAATTTTTGGCCATGCGTAATTCACAGAAAGGCAACCAATGAGCGCAGAAATCGATTCTTTTGTCCGGGTTCTCAGGGAAAAAATCCGGGAGGACATGAACAACTACGCCGATGACGTGGCCACGGGCGTTTGTCAGGATTTTCATTCCTACAAGCAGCTCTGCGGGCTGATTCAAGGCTTGGCTCTCGCGGAGCGCCACATCTTGGACTTGGCGCGCAAGACTGAACAAGACGACGAATGAGAGATTTTTGATCTTCTGCCGAAAGGTGGACTGTTCGCCGCACAGCTTGCGGTGTTTTTAGAAAGTAGAGCAACCAGATGAGTGAAATCATTCTGCCACCGGGCATCAGCCTGCCAAAACACATCCAACCGATCGAGGCCCCAGACGAGAGCGCGGATGCAGAGGAGAAAGCGTCGGCCCTGCCGGTCCCAACAGGCTACAAGCTGTTGTGCATCGTGCCAGAGGTTGATGAAAAGATTGCTGGCACATCCCTCGACCTCGTTCGAGATGCTGCAACCATGCGAGCCGAAGAACATGCCACCACCGTGCTGTGGGTCATGGCAGTCGGACCAGATGCGTACAAAGACACCGCCAAGTTCCCCTCGGGTGCATGGTGCAAACCCGGTGACTTTGTGCTCGTGCGCACCTACACAGGTACGCGTTTCAAGGTGTTTGGTAAAGAGTTCAGGGTTCTGAACGACGACCAAATCGAATGTGTTGTTTTAGACCCCCGTGGGTACACCCGCGCCTAAGGAGCAAAAATGGCTGGCTATAAATTCCCAGACGAAGTGGACAACGACAACGTTGACAACAAAGAAGGCCCCGACAACGAAGTCGAGGTGGAGATTGTTGACGACACCCCGGTCAAAGACCGTGGTCGAGAACCATTAAACCGTGAGGTGGCAGACCCCACCGACGAAGAAATCAGCAGCTACTCTGATGGCGTGCAAAAGCGCATCAAAGAGCTGACCCATGCCCGTCATGACGAGCGCAGGGCAAAAGAGGCCCTTCTTCGAGAGAAGCAAGAGCTCGAGCGCCTCGCCCAGCACATGTCCAATGAGAATAAAAAGCTCAAAGAGTACGTCAAATCCGGCACGGAACAGTACGCAGAGTCCATCAAGAAGGTTGCCGAGAACGACTTGGAGTCAGCCAAGCGTAAGTACAAGGAAGCCTACGAGTCCGGCGACTCTGATGCCTTGGTTGCAGCACAAGAGGCTATGACTGAAGCGAAGATGAAAACAGAAGCTGCAAAAAACTTTCGCGTGGCCCCTTTACAGGCTGACGAAGTTGATGTACAAACACAACAAACGCAAGTACCTCGTCAAGAAGTCGATGACAAAACTGTTCGCTGGCAGGCAAAAAACCGGTGGTTCGGCGCTGACGGGTATGAGGAAGTTACCAGCTTTGCACTAGGGCTGCACCAGAAGCTAGTCAACTCGGGGGTAGACCCCCGCTCTGATGATTACTACGAGCGCATTGATGCTCGCATGAAGTCCACGTTTCCCGATATTTTTGGTGAGACCGAAGACAAGCCACGCTCCGGCGATGGCTCCAAACGACCTACCTCGGTTGTTGCCCCCGCGACTCGTTCAACGGGCGCAAGAAAGGTCCAACTCACTCCGACGCAGGTTGCGTTGGCAAAGAAGTATGGATTAACCCCGCAGCAATACGCTGCTGAAGTAGCAAAATTGGAGAAATCAAATGGCTGAAAACCGGACACCTCGTGATCTTGAGTCACGCGCTAAGACAACTCGGTATGTGTACGCACCCCCGAGTGCATTGCCCGACCCGACACCCGAACCCGGATATGTGTATCGCTGGATTGCGACCCACGTTCTTGGTGAGGCCCAAAACACGAACGTGTCTACCAAGATGCGCGAAGGTTGGGAGCCGGTAAAGGCGGTAGACCATCCAGAGCTGATGCTGGAAGGTAATGCGAAGACAGGCAACGTCGAATTGGGTGGTCTCATGCTCTGCAAGATGCCACGCGAACGCGCCCAAGCCCGTGATGAGTATTACTCCAACCAAGCAAAGGCCCAGATGGAATCTGTGGATAACAGCTTCATGCGAAACAATGACCCACGCATGCCTCTGTTCGCTGACCGCAAGTCAACGACGAGTCGTGGTGGATTTGGTTCAGGTTCAAAGTAACAAGGAGTCCTTAAATGGCTACAACCGCTTCCCCCTACGGCCTGCGTGCCGTAAACCGTAACGACGGCATGGCTTATGCCGGCGCTACGAGTCAGTTCCTGATTAACCCAGCAGGTCTGGCATCCAACATTTTTAACGGCCAAGTCGTCATCATCAACGCTGCTGGTTACGTCGCCCTGTCTACCGCCACTGGCGCAGACTTGACGACCAACAACCTCGGCGGCGCTGATCTCGGCGCTTTGGGCGTGTTTGTTGGCTGCTCGTACATCAACGCACAAGGTCAGCAGATTTACGGCCAGTACTACCCCTCCGGCACAACCGGCGTGGTGACTGCATACGTGATCACCGACCCCAACGTGACTTTCCAAGCGCAGCTGGACGGCGTTGCCGACCAGTCGGACCTCGGTGCCAACACTTTCTTTGCCGCCGTGCAGAGCTCCAGCACTGGTTCTACCCAGACTGGCAACTCGAACAGCGCATTGGAGTCCACCACCCAGACCGCCGCTGCCGCGTTCAAGATCATCGGTTTCGCTTCCCCAGTGACTGATGCCTTCCCTGACGTGTTGGTTAAGTTCAATCCCGGCGCTCACGCCTTCACCAACGCCGTTGGCATCTAAGGAGCTAAATCATGGCTATTTCACGCGCACAACTGCTCAAAGAACTGCTCCCCGGCTTGAACGCTTTGTTCGGTCTGGAGTACGCTCGCTACGGCGAAGAGCACAAGGAAATCTACGAAACCGAGAGCTCTGAGCGCTCGTTCGAAGAAGAAACCAAGCTGGCCGGTTTTGGCGCTGCTCCTGTCAAGAACGAAGGCTCTGCCATCGCTTACGACAACGCGCAGGAAGCCTTCACTGCTCGCTACACCCACGAAACCATCGCTTTGGGCTTCTCCATCACTGAAGAAGCTGTGGAAGACAACCTGTACGACAGTCTGTCTGCCCGCTACACCAAGGCTTTGGCTCGCGGTATGGCCTTCACCAAGCAGGTCAAGGCAGCTTCTGTTTTGAACACCGGCTTCTCTGGCGCTGCCCCCGGTGGCGACGGCGTGTCTTTGTTCGGCAACAACAGCTCCGGCACTCGTGTTGGTCACCCGCTGGTTGGTGGTGGTGTTAACTTCAACAGCCCAGCTACTCCTTCTGACTTGAATGAGACTGCACTGGAAAACGCAACGATCCAAATCGCTGCTTGGGTTGATGAGCGCGGCCTGCTGATCGCAGCCAAGCCTGTTAAGTTGGTGATTCCTCCATCGCTCATGTTCGTTGCCAAGCGTCTGCTTGACACCGAATTGCGCGTGGCTACCGCCGACAACGACATCAACGCGTTGAAGCAGATGGGCACCATCTCGGCCGGTTATACCGTCAACCACTTCTTGACCGACAACAACGCTTGGTTCTTGACCACAGACGTTCCAAACGGCCTGAAGCACTTCGAGCGCTCTGCCCTGCAGACCTCGATGGACGGCGACTTCGACACTGGTAACGTCCGTTACAAAGCCCGCGAGCGTTACAGCTTCGGCTTCTCGGACCCGCTGGGTATCTTCGGCTCTTCAGGTTCGGCCTGATAAAAATAAAAAGGGGGCTTCGGCCCTCTTTTTTATTGCGTCAGTTTAAACGCGATGGTATATTTCAAACACTCCGGGCTTTCCGGTGTATCTGACAGTCCCGGCTGACGACATGCAGACAGATACGCCCAACTTGCATGTAAGGACCACATCATGGCATTGACCACATTCTCCGGCCCAGTCTCTTCCCTCAATGGCTTTATCGGTGGCACATCCGCCAGCCCAATTGAAGAAACAACTGCGGGCAACGTATCCGAGTTTTACGTTACGACCTCAGCCGCTACTGGCGATACACGTTTGTCGTACAACCGGCTGACCTTTACCTCTACAGGTTCTGGCGAGACTATTCGTGCTTTGACCCGAGTAACGGGCGCTAACGGCGCTACAGGCGGCACAATTAACGGTGCTCACATCTCTACTTCAATCAACACGGGCGGCACAATCTCTGGTGCGGCTAACGCTATTCGTGCAACCTTAGGAGGCTCCGTAGCTTCTCCCGGCGGTACTTTGGCTGTTCTGCAGTTGGACACAGATTATTCTGTTAACGCTACTTTGCCCGGCACAGCTTCGTTTATTCGCGTGACTGACAGCGGCGCAAACACAGGGGAAGTTCCTTTGTTGATGAACATTGAAACAGCCCCCGCTGCTACGATTGCGCCTACAGCAACCAGCGTGACTACTGTAGCCAAAGCAATCAAAGTGATGATTGGCGGCACTGTGTACTACGTTCCTGCGTACTCGACCTTTGCATAATGCAGATCACCAAGGAATTCTTGGAATCTGAGATTCGTGATCTTGAGACTGAAGCGCAGAAGGCCCAAACCTTTTTAGCTCAGGCTCAAGCCACAATCCAAGCGTACAAGATGCTCATTAACAGGCTAGACGCACCAGAACCGGAGCAACAAAATGACGATGCAATTTGATGTCAAGTCGCAACACGCAGCTGTTTCTGGCTTGATGGTTCCGTACCGAACTCGTTTAAAGGGGGCTGTAATATTCCCTTTTAGCGGTGCTACGGGCTATTCAGCTTTTGTTGAGAACACCTCAATCGCCGGCACGTACACACGCGCCACAACCACCGCAACTGTGACCGCAACAGGCCACGGTTTGTCTACGGGTCAGTGGGTTTATTTGGACTGGGATTTGACCGACAACCCCTACCAAGTGACTGTGACAACCCCGAACGCTTTCACAGTGACTGTGACTGATACGGGCGCAGCCAGCGGTAACGTGACTGTGTACAACAAGATGCTGCTTCAGGCGGACGCCTCAAACGCCACGGCGTTTACGATGGTGATTCCCGGAGAGGGCATTTTGGCGGACCAAGGCATTCGCGTGTTTTTGGCGGCGGACATTCACTGCACGATCTTCTATGGCTAAGAAAACCCCATCCCTTGCAGTCGGTCGTGGCGAGAAGCTGCCCGTCTCCAAAGGGGCGGGGCTGACTGCCAAAGGCCGTGCTCGTTACAACGCTGCCACCGGTAGCAACCTCAAAGCCCCGCAGCCCCAAGGCGGCAAGCGCAAGGATTCGTTCTGCGCACGCATGTCTGGGATGCCGGGTCCGATGAAAGACGAGAAGGGCAAGCCAACCCGCAAGGCGGCTGCTCTCGCAAGGTGGAAGTGCTGACATGAGTGAAGACGCTATCCAAACAGCCCGTGAACTCGCTACGCATGCGTCCGACATCAAGCACCTGCAAGATGACATGGACAAGATGCTGGTGAACATGAAAGAGATGCAGGCAACTCTGATAGACATCCAAAAAACACTTTCCGAAGCTCGTGGCGGATGGAAGGTTTTGATGTTGGTCGGCGGGGCCAGTAGCGTCGTGGGCGCAGGGCTGGTTCAACTCACCAATTGGTACGTGGGGAAGTGATGCCAAGCAAATCCCCGGAGCAGAAAAAGTTTATGCAAGCGGTGGCGAACAACCCCAAGTTCGCCAAGAAGGTAAAGGTGCCGACCAAGGTCGGTAAAGAGTTTGTCAAGGCCGACAAGGCCAAAAGGAGTAAATGATGAAAGACATGAAAAAAGCTTTGGCCGCACACGCAGGCAAACCCGCATCCAAAGCCCACAAGGGCCTGAAGATGGGTGGTATGACTGGCTACGCTTCTGGCGGTATGCCAATGGTCATGAAAGACGGCAAGAAGGTTCCATCGTTTGCTGCTGATGGCAAGGGCAAGATGAAGATGGGCGGTTCTGTTGCAGAATCCAAGATGGGCAAGGTCAAGACCAACTCTCGCCCTGACGGTGTTGCTGAGCGAGGTCTCACCAAAGCCAAAAAGCCCGTCATGAAAACGATGGCTCGCGGCGGCAAGACCTGCTAAGGGGATCAACATGGTTGCACCACTCGTCGGGGCTGGGGCTGCTTTAGCAGCAGGTTTGCCAATCGTTTATGGGGCTGGCATGGCTCGAGAGCGTGCAAACTCAGAGAAGCGTGAAAAGCGCGAAAAGAAGGGGCGTGAAGACGCCTCGGAAATGAAGCGCGAGTCACGCAACGAGATGAAATCCACCTCCAAAAGCGGTCAGAAATTGACCGCTCAAGAGCGTCAAATGATGCAAGAGGTCGAGGACAAAAAGAACCAGCCCAAAATTGACGAGGCTTACGAGAAATCTCGTACCACGTTTAAACAAGGCGGCTCTGTTTCTAAGCGTGCCGATGGCTGCGCCCAGCGCGGCAAGACTGACTGCAAAATGCGTTAAGGAGTACGGAATGGCAATGCACAAACCGAGGAAGCAGATGCGTTTTCAAGACGGCGGTGACGTTAACGAAGCTGAAATGAAGCAGCGCGGACTGGACATTTCAAACCGTGCTCGTGAAAGCGGCACAGAAAAAACCAGCTTCTTTCAGCGCCTGCGCGAAGGTAACATCGACGATCCAAATTCTGCGGCCTACAAGAAGTACGGCGCTGGCCGAGCCCGTCTTGATGATCAGATAGCAACAGCTAAAGAAAAGCTGGCTGGTGAAGTTCAAGAAAAAGTGGCGGCAAACAAAGCCAGCGATGGCGATGTGAGCGAGTACGATCGTCGTATGGATGCCATAGCAAGCATGCCGGACCGCATGCCCACCCGCCCCGGTCAAGGCGATGCAATGGCCATGCCACGCATGGCCAAGCCTGCGGCCAAGAAAGAAGAGACTTCGGTTGAGTCGGCCGTCATGGCTGGCGAAGCTCGTAGACGCCAGAAGTCGGCCGTAATGAACGACGAAGACCGCAAGCGTCAGAACTCACGCTCAGCCGTTATGACTGATGAGGCTCGCAAGCGCAAGGCTGGCAAAGATCGGTACTTCAATAGCCCCGGGTACCGCGCTCAAGAAGAGGCTAGGATCAAGAAAATGGAAAAAGACCAAGCGCTCCAGAGTGTGACGCCTGAGTTGGCCTTACTTGGTGGTGCTGGTGGTTTTGGTTTAAAAGCCCTGCATGCCGGAGCCAAGCGGTTGGCTGGCACAGGTACAAAAACCGCCACAAAAACCGCCACCACTGGCGCTAAAAGCCCTTTGCGTCAGAAGACCGAACAGCTGATCAAGGAAGACAAGAACCCCGGAAGGTCTGTCAGTCCAGCACCAGCAAGCCCCAAAGTCTCGCTCAAGGAGAAGACCAAAGAGCTGATTCAAAGCGACCGGACTGCCAAGACCAAAGAGCTGTCGAGCAAGATGGCTGAAAAGCAGACGCCAACAAAATTTGCCAGCAAGAAATCTACCTCGGCAGGAAAGCCGCTCGCTTCAAAGAGAACAAAGAAGTTCAACGAAGACGAGTCCGGGATGGACTTCAAGCGTGGTGGCTCCGTCTCCTCGGCCTCTAAACGTGCCGATGGCTGCGCCCAGCGCGGGAAGACACGAGCATGATGACCAGTCGCGGTATGGGGGACATCAACCCCAGTAAAATGCCTACCAAGTACAAAGAGGGCGGGAAAACAAAGTCCAAGGTGAACGAGGCTGGCAACTACACGAAGCCGGGGCTACGCAAGTCGATCTTTGAGCGGATCAAAGCAGGCGGCAAAGGTGGCAACCCGGGCCAATGGAGCGCGAGAAAAGCGCAAATGATGGCTCAGCAGTACAAAAAATCCGGTGGCGGGTATAAGGACTGACATGAAAGCACCGCAAAAATCTCTTAAAGACTGGACGGACCAAGAATGGAGGACAAAAAGTGGTAAAAAATCTTCTGAAACAGGTGAGCGATACCTTCCTAAAGCTGCAATTAAAAGCCTCAGCCCTGCTGAGTACGCTGCTACAACGCGTGCGAAACGCGCTGGCAAAAAAGCCGGGAAACAATTCGTAGCACAGCCCAAGACCATCGCAAAGAAAACAGCAGGGTTTAGATAATGGCAACATCCGGCGTAGCAAACTTCAACCTCGATCTTGCAGAAGTCGTCGAGGAGGCGTTTGAACGCGCCGGCGGTGAGTTGCGCACCGGCTACGACCTGCGCACAGCTCGTCGATCGCTGAATCTGATGTTCGCCGACTGGGCAAACCGTGGTTTAAACATGTTCACCTATGAGCAGGGAACACAGGTTCTGACCCCCGGGGTGGCCACCTACGTCCTGCCAACCGACACCGTGGACCTGCTGGAGCATGTAATCCGTACCGGCGCAGGCAACGTTTCAACTCAGGCTGACCTGACCATCACCCGCATCAGCGTCTCAACCTACGCCACGATCCCAAACAAGCTCCAGCAAGCTCGTCCCATCCAGATTTTCATTGAGCGTTTAAACACTCCTCAGTTCACCGTCTGGCCAGTTCCAGACGACAGTCAGACCTACCAGCTCGTGTACTACCGCCTTCGTCGCATCCAGAATGCCGGAGACGGCGTGAACACGATGGACATGCCATTCCGCTTCTTGCCCTGCATGGTAGCCGGCTTGGCCTACCACTTGGCCCTGAAGATACCCAGCGGCGCTGAGCGCTTGCCCATCCTCAAGCAGCAGTACGACGAAGCTTGGGCATTGGCATCTGAAGAGGACCGTGAAAAGGCCGCTGTACGCTTTGTGCCGCGCCGTCAGTACCTCGGAAGCGGGACGTAATGGGAAACCGGTTTGCTTCAGCCAAGAACAGCATCGCCATGTGCGACCGCTGTGGCTTCCAGTTCAAGCTGACGAACCTGCGCAAAGAGATCGTCAAGACCAAGACGTTCAATACCTTGGTGTGCCCAGATTGTTTTGATCCTGACCAGCCGCAGCTTCAGTTGGGCATGTACCCAGTGGATGACCCGCAGGCAGTGAGAAACCCACGCCGGGACACAACCTACATTGAGGCTGGTGTAAATACACAGGGCTTCACGACCGGTGGTAGCCGAGACATCCAATGGGGCTGGAACCCCGTGGGTGGCTCTAGGTTTTTTGATGATGCTCTGACACCGAATGACTTGGTTTTAACCGTGGAAGTTGGTACAGTACAGGTAACCGTAACATAAGGAGTCCGTCATGGATGCAAAGACCGCAGTTCGCAAGCATGAAGAGAACATGCACAAAAATCAAAAGCCAACCAAGCTTCGCGCTGGTGGCAAGACCAACATCGACATGCTGAAGATGGGTCGCGGCTTGGCCAAGGTGGCCAACCAGAAATCCCCCGGCCGTAAAGGAGCTTAATATGCCTACATACAACCAGCCAAAACCAGCCGCAACTCAAGCGGTTCTTGCCCCGACGGACAACAAGAAGTACATGGCGGAAACAAACGTCTCTGTGGGTAACAACCGCAGCAATGACTACAAGCCAACCAAGACCTCCGGGATTAAAATTCGTGGCACTGGCTGCGCTACCAAGGGCGTCATGGCCCGTGGCCCGATGGCGTGAGGACTGAATGAACTACGCGCAGCTGTCTGCCAACATCCAAGCATACTTGGAGAACACGTTCCCCGACACTTTGACGTGGGACGGCCAGACTGTCACGTCCGAAGACCAGATCGACACGTTCATCAAGCAGGCTGAGCAGCGTATTTTCAACACGGTCCAGTTCCCCTCGATTCGCAAGAACGTGACGGGCACGCTGACGGCCAACAACAAGTACCTGTCCTCGCCCTCCGACTTCTTGTCGGTGTATTCGATGGCAGTGATTGATGCCACCGGGCGCTACGAGTACCTGCTCAACAAGGATGTAAACTTCATCCGTCAGGCGTACCCCAACCCCACGAGCACCGGCATTCCTCAGTATTACGCTCTGTTTGGCCCGACCACGACCAACAACAACCCGCCCGTCATCACCAATGAGCTGAGTTTCATGGTGGGACCTACGCCCGATGCGGCGTACTCGGTTGAGCTGCACTACTTCTTCATGCCGACTTCGATCGTCGATGCCGGCACGACTTGGCTGGGCGACAACTTTGACACCGTGCTGCTGTACGGCTCACTGGTAGAGGCTGCGATCTTCATGAAAATTGATGCACAGACCGAAGGTATTGTGCTCGACACCAAGTACAAGGAAGCATTGGCTTTGGCCAAACGCTTGGGCGACGGCTTGGAGCGTCAAGACGCTTACCGTAGCGGCCAATACAGACAGGCAGTCACATGATCACCCAAACCGTAACCACATCGTTCAAGGCCGACCTGCTTAAAGCGGTTCACGACTTCAACACCGACACGTTTAAACTGGCCCTGTACTTGGCCACGGCCGATCTTGACGCAAACACCATCGTTTACACAACCACCGGGGAAACCTCTGGCACTGGCTATGTGGCTGGTGGCAACACCCTGACCGGTGTGTCGGTCAATGATGCCGGTTTCGTGACGTTCACCAACACCTCTTGGAACCCTGCTGCGTTCACCGCACGGGGTGCCCTCATCTACAATAGCACCAAGTCGAACAAGGCTGTGGCGGTTTTGGACTTTGGTTCCGACAAGACCGCAACCAACACGTTTCTGGTGCAAATGCCAGCCAACACAGCGACCAGTGCGCTGATCCGATTTTCCTGATAGGAGCTTGAAATGAGCATTGAAAAAGTCAAAGCTGGTGGCGTGTTCACCGTGCAGTGTTTCGACAGCGAGGGCAACCTCAAGTGGGAAGAGAAGAAGCACAACCTCGTGGTCAACGTCGGCCTGCAGTTCATGAACGACAAGTTCTTCAAGGGCTCCTCGTATACCGCTGCTTGGTACTTTGGCCTGTACGGCGCTGCTGCTTCGAACAACCCCGCTGCTGGCGACACCATGGCCTCCCACGCCGGCTGGACGGAAGTCACAGCCTACTCGGAAGCCACCCGCCCCGCAGCCACATTCGGCACCCCCACCACGGCTGATCCATCGGTGATCAGCAACTCGTCTTCTGTGGCTGTGTTCAGCATCAACGGCACCACGACCGTTGGCGGCGCGTTCCTCACCACGGACAACACCAAGGGTGGCACTTCCGGCACGCTGTTCTCGGCTTCGGACTTCCAATCCCCCGGCGATCGCTCTGTGGTCTCTGGTGACGTGATCAACCTCACGTACCAATTCAGTCTCGACGCGGCGTAATGTGTTTGCTGGAGCCCCGTTTGCAACTGCACCGTTCTCTGCCCTAAGCGGGAACGTCTTCGTCGCTGTCGTAAACGAGAGCGCGAGCGGGGCTGATTTAGTTTCTTCGCTGGCTGCATTTGCGGCCTTGACTGCTGAGTCTGCAACAGGCACCGACGAAGTTTCCACCCGTGTGGTGGTCATCTCTCTGGTCACAGAGGCGGCGGTTGGCCAAGATCAAGTCAGCACCAACACATCGGTGCGCTCGGCGGTGTTCGAGTTGGCCAGTGGGCTGGATGCTTTCATTGGCAACGTAGCGTTTAGCGCTGCCATCCAAGATGGGGCAACGGGCCAAGACCAAGTCAGCAGCACCCCTGAGTACGGCGTCACAGTCCTTGAGACCGCCTCTGGCCAAGAGGTTGCGAGTGCGCTGGTCAGCCTTGTGTCTCTGGTCTCCGAATCGGCCGTAGCCGAGGACATCATCAGTGCGCTCAAGGCGCAGATGGTCACGATCTTTGAGGGTGCTACGGGCGCTGATCAGGTTGTGGGTAACGTCATTGTGTTGGCCAACGTGGTTGAGGCAAGCACCGGCTCCGAGACGGTTTCTGCACGTATTAACTTTGCTGCTCTGGTCGCAGAAGCTGCACAGGGCCAAGACACCGTTTCGGCGCGCACGCTCTTCAAGGTGATCATCACTGAACTGGGCATCGCCGAGGACAGCGTTCAAGCTGCATTCTTATGGAACATCATCAATGACAGCCAGACGGTAGCGTGGCAAAATATCAGCAGTGAGACAACGCCGAGCTGGACGGCCATTTCCTCGGATGCCGATGGCGCTTGGCAAACCATTCAAAGTTCGTCTGGTGTCGTTTGGCAGAACATCGGCACGGCCGCAGAGCCAAACTGGCAAGTCATCAAAACACAGCCGTAAGGAACGCACATGGCCTTTGTTGTCAAGGATCGAGTCAAGGTCACAACGACCACCACCGGGACGGGCACGCTCACACTCGGCGCTGCTGCTGTGGGCTTTCAGTCGTTCGCCGTTATTGGCGACGGGAACACCACCTACTACGCAATTGTTGATTCCGCCTTTGGTGCGTGGGAAGTTGGCGTCGGTGTTTACACATCCAGCGGCACAACCCTGTCGCGTGACACAGTGCTTGAGTCATCGAACGCAGGAGCACTGGTGGACTTTGCTGCGGGCTCCAAGGACGTGTTCGTGACCTACCCGGCAGAGCGTGCTGTGGTAGGCGGCATGGGCTACATCGAGAACGCGGCCACGGTGACTCAAAGCTCGACGATCAACGAGGGGCACAACGCCATCTCAGCCGGTCCTGTGACAATCGCAAGTGGTGTCAGTATTACCGTGCCATCGGGCAGTCGGTACGTTGTGGTTTAAGGGGTAAGACATGGCAATCGTTTTAGATGGAACCTCGGGCATCACGGCCCCCAACGCCACTGTTTCAGGAACTGTACAGGGTTCTCCCGTGCGTGGCGGCTTGGTGTCTGGTACTGCTGTCGCATCGACCAGCGGCACTTCAATTGACTTCACTGGCATCCCATCGTGGGCCAAGCGAATCACGGTGATGTTTAGCTTGGTGAGTACAAACGGGACAAGCGGACTACTCGTGCAAATTGGTGATTCTGGCGGGGTTGAAACAACCGGGTATGCAAGTGTTACAGACGTTACTGGCGTGGTTGTGACTACGGGGTATTCAATCTACAGCACCGCCGCTGCACGGATTACAAGCGGCGCTGTTGCATTGTTAAATGTTTCAGGAAACACATGGGTTGCAAGCGGGCAGTTCGTCCAAACGGACAGTGGTTTCCTCCCGTCAGTGGGTGGAAATAAAACCCTCTCCGACACACTGACCCAAGTCCGCATCACCACGGTCAACGGCACAGACACCTTCGACGCTGGCACGATCAACATCATGTACGAGGGCTGAACATGACCAAAGTTGCAATCATAGGAAACGCGAGCGGAACAGGTACTCTGACGCTCACGTCTCCGGATACAGATACCGACCGGACGCTGAACATCCCAGACAACTCTGGCACGATTGGCTTTGCTGGTGTCCCGCGTTCTGGTTTGGCCAAAACAGGCTCTTACACCTTGTTGGTAACTGATGTTGGTCAGCTCATTGAGGTCGGCTCCGGTGGCTCGATTACTATCCCTGACGCAACATTTGCGACAGGCGATATTGTCTCGATATTTAATAACACGACCGGCAGCATCACCATCACTTGCTCAATCACCACAGCCTACATCGCCGGGGTTGATGCAGACGATGCTTCGGTGTCTTTGCTGACTCGTGGTGTCTGCTCGGTGTTGTTTGTCAGTGGCACGGTTTGCGTTATTACGGGGAACGTCGTATGACGGGAGTAGTTGCGCTTTTTGCGTCTTCGAAAAAGCGTTTTATTACCGCAACTGGCGGTACTGTTACTACGTATTTGGCAGGCGGAGTTACCTATCAAGTTCACACATTCACCGGATCGGGCACTTTTACGGTTCTTGAAACTGGGGGCGTAGAAAACACCCTTGAATACTTGGTTGTTGCAGGCGGCGGTGGCGGTGGCGGAAGTGGCGGTGGCGGCGGCGGGGCTGGCGGCATGTTAACTGGAACAACATCAGTAACCCTCGGAGATTACACGGTTGTTGTTGGCGCTGGAGGAGCGGTAGCCACCAGAGGAGATACCTCTTCTGCCTTTAGTATTGCACCCACTGGCGGCGGCTTGGGTAGCGGCACGGGCAACGGGGGGAGTGGTGGCTCCGGTGGCGGCGGTTACGGCAACACGAACGGAACTGGCGGTGCAGGCATCTCTGGACAAGGGCGTAACGGTGGCAACGGCAGGGTTGTATCTGGCGATTTTCTTAGTGGCGGTGGTGGCGGCGGCGCAGGCGCTGTTGGTGGTAACGCCGGTACAGGCGGTGGTGGCGCTGGCGGGGCTGGCCTTTCAAACTCACTTCGCACTGGCACTGGTGAGTTTTATGCTGGCGGCGGTGGCGGCTCCGGTGGTTCGGCGTTTAGTTTGCCCTCTACGGACCCCGGAGGTGTTGGGGGGAATGGTGGAGGTGGTCGTGGCGGAGGATCGCAGGGTGTGTCCGTTGCTGGAACGGCGAACACTGGCGGCGGCGGTGGTGGTATGAGCTACAACCCAAACAGCCCCACCCCAAGAGATGCAAAGCCCGGCGGCTCTGGCATCGTTGTCCTTCGATATAGGATTGCGTAATGGCACATTTTGCACAGATCAACGAACAAGGCGCGGTGCTGACAGTCATCGTGGTCAAAAACAGCGACATCTTGGATGAGAATGGCCAAGAGTCAGAAGCCATTGGCAAGCAGTTTTGCACAAGCCTGCTCGGCGGCGAGTGGGTGCAGACCAGCTACAACGGCAATATGCGCAAGCAGTACGCCAGCATCGGCGGCAGCTACGATGTAGCAAACGATGTGTTCATTGCGCCCAAGCCATACGCAAGCTGGGCACTAGACGAGAACTTTGACTGGCAAGCGCCAGTGCCTTCACCCGGCGGCGACTACGTCTGGGACGAGGATAATCAGCAGTGGGTGCAAGTGCCCACGGAGGAACCATAATGGCAAACGGAACATTGGCTGCAAGCCAGATTGAGATGCTGTCCCAAAGCGGGACGGGTATCACGACCGTCGTCCCCCCAGCGACCAACATCGACCGGACACTGACGCTGCCTGATGTCACTGGCACGCTCTCGACCAACGGCCCTGCATTCTTTGCAAACGGTGCAACCAGCGCATCACTGACTTCTGGCACCAACACCAAGGTCGCCGCATTTTCGTCCGAGGTGTTTGACACCAACAGCAACTTCGACACAGCCACCAGCCGCTTCACACCAACGGTTGAAGGGTACTACCAAATCTCGGCGTCTGTTCGCTCGGATACATCGTTGACGGTTCTTCACGCAAGCGTCTACAAAAACGCAACAATTTACGCTGCTGGTAGCTTTACAAGCCTTTCGGCGGGAGTGACAAACAAGGCATCCACCGTTTCCGCACTTGTTTATTTGAACGGGTCTACCGACTACGTTGAGATTTACGCCTTTGTGTCTGGTACCGCAACAACGAGCACCTCTGCTGGTCAGACTTGGTTTTCTGGTGTTTTGGTAAGGGGAGCATGATGACACTCTACGAACAGATTATGGCAATCTACCCCGAGTTGACGATTGACGACTTTATGAGCGTCATTGCGTTGCAGAACGATGTTGATGGTCGCGGTGACTACATTGCCAAATGGGAGCACCCCGCCTACCCACGTCCGACTGAGGAGCAACTGCTTCCCGCAGAAGACCAAATCGGGCAAAATACACCCATTCAGGAGTAACCGATGCCATCAACCTTTTCACCAAATTTACGGATCGAGCTGATCGGCAACGGCGACCAAGCCGGCACTTGGGGCTCGACCACCAACACCAACCTCGGCACGCTCATCGAAGACGCAATCTCGGGCTACGAGACGGTGTCGGTGACCACGGCCAACCAAGCCTTTGTCTACGCCGACGGCGCATCGGATCAGGCACGAAACGCCATGATTGCACTGTCTACTACGACCGGTGCCAACTTCAGCGTTTACGCGCCTCCTAGCCCCAAGCAGTACGTCATCAACAACACCAGTGCGTTCACTGCCACGATCTACAACTCCACGGTTGCAGGTAACACGACGGCTGCTGGTACGGGCGTAGCCATTGCTGCTGGCAAAAAGATGGTGGTGTTTAGCGATGGCACAAACTTCATCACAATCTACGCAGCTACGGCTGGCTTGGCGGATGAAGCCACTGCACTGACCACCACGCTGCCAATCAACAAAGGCGGCACAAACGCCATCACAGCGGCGGCGGCCAGAACCAATCTGGGCGTTTACACGGTACCGCCTGTAAGCACCACGGGCGTATACACATTGTTGGCCACCGATGTTGGGCAGTCTGTCCAAGCTGATGCCAACGTCACGGTGCCTCCAGCGGTGTTCAGTGCTGGTGACGTAGTGGTGATTTACAACAACTCGGCCGGCTCCATCTCAGTGCTGCGCGGCGCGGGTGTAACGATGTACTGGGTTGGTGGTGTAAACGGCGACCGAGCGTTGAGTGCTCGGGGTCTGGCCACGATACTCTGCGTGGCGTCCAACGTCTTTGTCATCACCGGTCAAGGTCTCGCATAATGAGCGGCGTCCTGTCTGTCCTTGCCGGGGCTATTGGCCAAGGCTTTCGTCCCATGTCCGCCACGGGCGGCACGATCACGGACATTACAGTATCCGGCGTCCCTTACCGTGTTCACACATTTACTTCCGGGGGCACGTTTACGGTCACGAGCTTGGGTGACTCTTCTGGAACCATTGAATACCTAGTGGTTGGCGCTGGTGGCGGAGGCGGCAACAAAGACGGCACCGGTCGCGGACTTGGCGGCGGCGGTGGCGGCGGTCAAGTGATTACTGGGAACAGTTTGGTTTCAGTAACAGGGTACAGTGTTGTGGTTGGCAGCGGTGGCGGTGTTGCAACCGCTGGAGCAGCTAGTTCCGCGTTTGGTGCTTCTGCTGCAGGAGGTAGCGGCGGCAGAACTCCAACTTCAGATGCTCCCGGCGGTTCTGGAGGCGCGAGTGGTTCAGGCAACTCCGGTGGAAGCGGGTCCACATGGACAGGTTCTGGTTTTACACACGGCTCAGGTGGCGGCGGCGGTGGCAATTCCGCAAACGGAACTTCTTCTACCGGACGCCCCGGCGGCAATGGCGGTAACGGCTCTACGTCAACGATACAAACAGGATCGGCCATTTACTATGGCGGCGGCGGAGGCGGTGGCGAAGCACAAGACGCTGGTGGTGTTGGTGGAAATGGCGGCTTGGGCGGCGGCGGTTCAACTCAGATTAACGGCCCAAACAATCCGGGCACAGCCAACACGGGTGGCGGCGGTTCTGGTTCATCGTACGCATCAGGAAATGCAGGCTCTGGCGGCTCTGGCATTGTTGTGGTGCGGTATCCCCTTGTGCGTCTTGGCCTAATTGCCACTGGTGGCACGACTACCACATACACCTCTGGCGGATTCCTTTACCAATCCCACACATTTACCTCCAGCAGCGACTTCAGCGTGGTTGAGCTGGGCTCCCTTGGCGGCGCGGTTGACTACCTTGTGGTTGCTGGTGGCGGTGGTGGCGGTGGTCGAGGGGGTGGTGGTGGTGCTGGCGGCATGCTCACAGGAGCTACTACGGTCACGCCATTCACCTACCCGGTGGTCATTGGCTCCGGCGGGCTTGGCGCCATACAAGGCGTTCGAGACTCCGCAAACGGTGGTAACTCATCGGCCCTTAGCATCACAGCCACAGGCGGCGGTGGTGGCGGAAACTACAACGGGATTGCTGGTAAGGCTGGCGGTTCCGGTGGTGGCGGTGGCGGTGAAAACTCTAGCTCTGGCGGCGCAGGCGTCTCTGGCCAAGGCTTTAACGGCGGCGGAAACCCAAGTGGTAGCGCTTCCGGTGGTGGCGGCGGCGGCAAAGGTGCTGTTGGCGGTAACTCTGCCCTCGGCGGTAACGGCATTGCTGGTAACGGCGGTGCTGGTGCCGCTAACGCACTCCGTACTGGGTCAAACATCACATACGCAGGTGGCGGCGGCGGTGCAGGTATTGCAGGCGGAACTCTGGGCTCGGGTGGTGCTGGTGGCGGCGGCGCAGGCGGCAACCCCGGCGTAAGTGGTACAGCCAACACGGGTGGTGGCGGCGGTTCTGGTGGATCGTCTGGCGGCGTCTGGTCCAATGCTGGTGACGGCGGCTCGGGTATCGTCGTAATTCGTTATCGTATTGCTTAATTTTTCAACAGGAGAAAAAAATGAAACGATTGATTTTGGCCACTGCTGTGGCCCTCACCTTGACGGCTTGCGCTACAAACCAAGACGCCTACTACAACGCCATCGCTGCTCGTGAAGCACGACAGGCCGAGCAAGAACTCCGTGCCGACACTGCCATTGCGCAGATGGCCGCATCCGGTGACGCACAGGCCAAGGGCATGGCGTTGATGCACTTTGCGATGAAAGCCAACAGTGTGAAGCAGAACCAGCAAGCCATTGCCGCACCCAAGTCCACTGCAGAGGCTTTGCTGCCGTGGGCCGCGCTGATCGTGCCAAGCATCACGCAGTTCTACTCGATCACCAAAAATGCTGAGATTGCCATCAACTCCAGCAACAATGCTTTGACTGGCAAGCTGGCCGACAATGACATGATTGTTGATCTGGTGCATGACCGCATCACTCCAATTGTCGGCACTTCTGACGACGTGCTGCTGTACCCACGATGATCTTCCCTACGCCCTACTTGTTGGCTGGTGCGCTGGCTGTGGGGCTACTCACTGGCTGGACGGCCAATGGGTGGCGTTTAAACGCTAAGATCGACGAGATGGTGCTGGAGCACACGCAGGCCGTTCAGGTGGCCACGCAGAAAGCTCTGGACGAAACAACACGGATGCAAAGGGAGAAAGACAATGCAGTTGCACAAGCCCAAGCCCAAGCGAAGTCCAATGCTGCCGCTGCTGATTCTGCTCGCGCTGAGCGTGACGGGCTGCGCGACGACCTCGCTGCCAGTCGTACCACCTTCGCCGACTCTACCCACACCTCCCTTGCCGCTTACGCCGACACCCTCTCAGTCGTATTCGAGCAGTGCACAAAAGAATATTCAGACATGGCGGCAAAGGCTGACGGCCACGCCCTTGACACAACAACCCTCTTCACAGCTTGGAAAGCCGTGATCAAGAAGGACTGAGCCATGTTGCTGGAGCTTGCAGCCGCCAATGCGGCCTTCGCGGTCATCAAAGAGGCGGTGCAGCACTCCGGCGACATCATGGCCGCAGGCGATGCGCTGTTTAAATACTTTGACAGCAAAGCAGAACTCCAGAGAAAAGCCAACGAAAAGGGTGGCTCAAAGGGCAGTGACCTTGAAGAGTTCATGGCGCTTGAAAAACTCAAGCAGCAAGAGGAAGAACTCAAGCAGATGATGATCTACGCTGGTCGCGGTGGCATGTGGGACGACTGGTTGGCGTTTCAGGTGAAGGTCAAGAAAAAGCGTGAAGCGGACAAGCGCCAGAAAGTGCTCGATCGTCAGCGCCTCATTGGCCGGATCAAAGACGTGGCCATGATCATTTTAATCATTGTGCTGCTGGGAGGTCTCGGGATCATCATTGGCGCAGCAGTTTGGCTTGCGAGGGACAAATGAAAACCATCATCACAATGCTGGCCTTGGTGGCCCTTGTCGGGTGCGACGATCGCTTCCGGTATGACTGCCAAGACCCCAAGAATTTCGGCAATTCGAAATGTGAGCCCCCTGCCTGTGAGGCAACGGGAACCTGTACCAAAGACCTGCTAGGACCAACCAAATGAAACCCACCTTGGACGAGAAGTTGAAGTTTGTCATCGGCGTCGGCATGACGATCACCCTGATGGGCATCGTTTTCACGGTGCTGTACTCACTCGTGTTTGTCACCCAGCCGATGGGCGGCATGGCCCCCAATGACGCACGCTTCTTCGAGTTGCTGTTCCCGATTGCCACGTTCATCACCGGCTCGTTGGGCACCCTGTTGGCCATTAACACCGACCCGGCCAAGCCCAAGAAGCCTGAGCCAACCCCCGAACCCACAGAAGGAGTTTAAACATGACCCAACTGACCCAGAACTTCTCCCTGCATGAGCTGACCAAGTCCGAGACCGCTGCTCGTCATGACATGGAAAACAACCCCGGCCCCGCCGAGATTGCCAACCTGACCGAGTTGGCTGGCAAGGTACTTCAACCCATTCGGGACCACTACCAGAAGGGTGTCCACATCAACAGCGGTTTCCGGCACCCCGACGTCAACGCCAAGGTCGGTGGTTCTAAGACGTCGGATCACTGCAAAGGTCAGGCCGCAGACATCGAAATTCCCGGCGTGGCCAATGCCGATCTGGCACAGTGGGTCAAGGACAACCTCGAGTTCACCCAGCTCATCCTCGAGTTCTACACCCCCGGCATCCCTGACAGCGGTTGGGTGCATGTGAGCTACGACCCCAAGAACCTGAAGAAGCAGGTCATGACTGCCACGAAGCAGAATGGCAAAACGGTGTACTTACCCGGTCTGGTTGCGTAAAATCCAAGCAATCTGAAGGATTTGCCATGACTCTGAAAGCGCTCAAATTTCGACCCGGTGTGAATCGGGAGAACACGACCTTGACCAACGAGGGGACGTGGTTCGAGTCGGACAAGGTGCGCTTCAGGTCTGGCAGCCCCGAGAAGATCGGCGGCTGGGAAAAGGACTCCGGCACTCAGGCGTCTGGCCTTATGCCTCCAACCGGTTCGTACTGGGGTGTGGCAAGGGCCCTGTGGAACTGGGCCAACCTGTCAGGCTACAACCTGCTGGCCGTGGGCACCAATCTGAAATACTACATCCAGAACACGGTTGGCGGTGCTTTTAACGACGTCACACCGTTGCGAGAAACCACCGCTGCCGGCGAGGCTACCTTCGCTGCCACCACTGGATCAAACATCATCACGGTGACGGACACCGGGTCTGTTGTTCAGCAAGGCGACTTTGTGACCTTTAGTGGTGCCAAAACGCTCTCCGGCCGGCTCTCAACTGGAACAATTGCAGGTACATCCACTGGTAGCGCCACCTTCACAGCGGTAGCTCAAAGCTCAACATCTGGGGTCGGTTACGGGGCGCAGTTCACCATTACCTCTAATGGAGTTGGAGCCTATACGTTAGACGCCATTACAAACGCCGGCAATGCCTACGCAGTCTCAGACACCATTGTTATTGCCGGAGCCAGCTTGGGTGGATCAACTCCAGCCAATAACGCGACCATCACCGTTACAGCAGTCAACTCTGGAAACATTACGGCCGCTGTGCTCAACAAAGAGCATCAGGTGGCCACCGTTACTAGCTCGTCTGTTTACACCATTGTGGTCGGAGTCAATGCCACTGCAAACGACACGGGTAACGGCGGCTCATCTACCGTGGCCGAATACCAGATAAGCACCGGCTCCGATGTTTACACCGTGGGCGTGGGCTGGGGCGCAGGCGGCTGGGGTGGCATTACGCCCGGTTACTCAAACACCGGCTGGGGCGTGGCATCTTCTGCCATTGGTGTTGACGTTCAGCTCCGCACATGGAGCCAGTCAAACTGGGGTGAGGACTTGGTTCTCAATGATCGCGGTGGCCCCATCTACTACTGGAAGAACAACGCCAACCCCACCATCTTTGACCGTGCTGTGGTTCTTTCGCCAGCCAGCTCACCCCCATTTGAAACTGATGCGTACTGCCCAGAGGTGTGCAACTACGTGCTGGTGACGGATCAGTCGCGCTTTGTGGTGGCCTACGGTGTAAACGATCCAGATGCCGCAGACCCCAACCAGCAAGACCCCATGCTGATCCGCTGGTCAGGACAAAACGATTACGCCGTGTGGGACCCCATCGACGGCGATACCACTCAAGCAGGCTTCTTCCGCCTGACCCGTGGCTCTGAAATCATCATGGCCCAGCAGACCCGTCAAGAGGTGCTGGTGTTCACGGACGCTGCGGTCTACTCACAGCAGTATCAGGGTTTACCCTTTGTGTTCAACTTCCAGCTCTTGGCTGACAACACGTCGATCGCCGGACCCAACGCCGTGGCAACGGCGCATGACGTGACCTACTGGATGGGCGTGGACAAGTTCTACGTCTACAACGGCCGGGTTCAGACCCTGCCCAGCACGCTGCGCACCTACGTGTTCCAGAACATCAACCTAGACCAGCAGTACCAGATCACGGCAGGCATCAACGACGCATTCAGCGAGGTGTGGTGGTTCTACTGCTCGGCCAACTCCACCACTGTGGATCGCTATGTGGTGTACAACTACCTCGAGAACGTCTGGCACTACGGCACCATGGCCCGTACAGCTTGGATTGATGCACCGCTTCGTCAGTTCCCTGTGGCTGCTGGCTACGGTGGGCAGGTCCTGTACCACGAGGTGGGCAACGATGACGGCTCGACCAACCCACCAGCGGCTATTGACTGCTTTATACAGTCGGCTGACTTCAACTTGGAGGATGGTGACTCGTTTGGTTACGTCTGGCGCATCATCCCTGACTTGACATTTGACGGCTCCAACGCTCCGTTTCCCACGGCGCAGTTCTCGATCAAACCACGTCAGTTCCCCGGTACGAACTACGGCACGGCCAACAACCCAGACGTGCAGAGCGCCAACAACTACCTTGGCCAGCGAACATACAACG